GTTCTTTAAATAAAACATTAATTAAAACTTTTGCAAGTCCATTAGATTTAAGCGGATTAAAAACAATTAAATTAGATATGAGGGCAAGTAGGACAGGAGCGAATATAAAGTTAGGACTTCATGATACAGGTGGAACAACCACTGAATTCACTCCTACAATAAACTCGGAAGATACCTATGAAACAAAGACTTGGGATATAAGTGCAGTGGCGGATGCTGATAAGAATGCGATAGATAAACTAATATTTACTACAGTAAATGCTGATGCAGCAAATATCATTTATTTTGATAATATATATGCATTAAATCAACATAAAAGAATCATATTAATATAAAGAAAGTAGGAGAAAATGACAGAATTAGACGTAATAATAAATAAACTTAGTCATTTAACACAAAACAAAAATAAATCTATAGAAGAATTAACTGCATTAGCAAAGGAAGAATTGAATAAAAAAGAAATAATTAATGATTCTTTTTGTGCTACACCTGAAGAAGAAAAATTTGCTAAAAATTTATTAAAGAAATATCTTTCTCAAGGTTCTATAGAATCTGAATCAGATAAAGAAACGCTTAGACAATTAATAGACCAAGAATTAATAGCTGCAAGATTCAAGACATTATTAAAGGCACAGTACAGTACCGCCAATCCTGGAATAATACAGCAGACCAAATTACCTCAATGGTAATTATTGCTTCTCAAGCCAATGGTTTAGGAATAGGTACTGAGATAATATTAGAAAGATTAAATTTATAGAGGAAATAAAAATGTCTATTTGTACAAAATGTGGGTTAGTAATTAATAGCGAAGAAACATTAAGTCATATTTGTGAAGAATCGAAAATTCCTGTAATTGGAAGACGACAAGAAATTATAAATAAATTAAACGATTTGGATTTAAAGATAATTAGACCGTTATTAGAAGGAGAAACTAGTCGAGTTGAAGAAATAAAAGCACAGAAAACTGTATTAAGAAATGAATTAAATTCTTTAATAAAGGAAGGATAAATCAATGGCAGACGCATTAGGTCCTGGAGTTTTCAGTAGTTTTATAAAATGGCTATTTTCTTCTGGTGATATTTCTGTACCTTCAGAATATCATGAGAGATGTGAAAAAATTCGGGAAATGTTAGATAACGATGTTTCTGGAATTATAAATACTGTATTAGATTATGCAGTTGATTCTGCTTCTGATGCTAAATATAAAATCCAATGTTCCAATGAAACTTTACAAAAAATATTGAATGAATGGATTGGGATGATAAATATAGAAATTCCTGGAGTTCCTGCTGGATTACAATCCTTATCTAAAGAATATTTTAAAGAAAGATGGGAAGGTTCTTCTTTTTGTGTACTAAGAGTAAAAGATTGGGCGACAATTACTATAGATAATGTTTCTGTAAAAGTACCTACTACAATGTGGTTTGTAAATGGAAGTTCGGTGTATGTAAATAGACCAGATGAAAAGAATTTTAAATTAGGGTCAGATAAATATTTTTTAGATAATAATCAAAAAATAAGTATTCCAGAAAATAAAGAAGAAAATATAATTATTCAAAAACCTTTTAATAGATGGTTTGACCAATATGCTACTCCTTACCTTATTAAAAGGGGAGTTTATAAGAATTGGTTAGGTATTAAAATTTTGCAAGAAAAATCAGATGAAGTTATTTCTAAAGTATTACCTTATTTATTCTTAATTAAAAAAGGCACTGAAAAAATGTTTTTAGAGGGAGATGTAGATTATTCCGACGATGAATTAAAAGAACAAACTGAAAATTTTAAGAAGAGTGTAGAAGAATATAAAAATCAAAAAGGTAAAACTCCTACTAATTCAATACCTTTTGATACTTCTTATGAGCATTTAATGCCTGATTTAGGTAAAGTGTTAAAAGAAGAATTATATAGACAAGGTTATAGAGCTATTTTATCAGGATTAGGATTTATAGATATGTTAGAGATTGCTCCTTCTAGACAAGAAAGCAGATTAAATCCAAAAGCTTTTATTGCTGAAATAAATGATGGAGTGGGTGGATTTAAATCAATATTATTAGAAGTAATAACTTTAATTGAACAAAAAAATAAAGGAATACATCCTAAACTATTTACAGATAAAGGAAGATTAACAATTATAAATTCTCCATTAAAAATAAATGTCGAGCAAATATTGGCAGATGTTAGAGGAGGATTTGATAGAGGTCCAATATCAATTACAAGTTATTTGGAAACTTTAGGATTTGACCCGGAAACTGAAATTGAAAATAGAGTAGTTGAAGCTAATAGAGGATTAGAAGATACAATGTATCCTCATGTTATACAAAATATGGAAGATAAGGGTAAAGATATAATTATTCCTTCTAAACCTAAAACTAAAAAGCAAGAAAATTTAGAAGACGAAGGTAAAAAACCTAATTCTCCAGAAGCAAAAGATTTTAAAAATGCAGAGATTAGTTTAGAAATGGCTCCTTATGATAAAGATAATCCACCTGATTTTTTAAAGAAATATCCGAAAGAAGCAAGAGATGCTTTTATTGAAACATTTAACAAATTATTGAAAGAAGGGAAACCAGAAGAATATTGTTTCCCTGTGGCGTGGAATTCTCTTAAAAGAGTAATGAAAAAATTAAAGGAAGAGAAGAAATAATGAAAATTATCAACAAATGTAAAATTTGCAATAAGGAATTTGAATCTTATGATTGTGAAAAAAGAAAGTATTGTTCTTTTAAATGTACAATAAAAGGACAAAAAAAAGACCATGAAAGGATAAGAAAAAATTTAATAAAAAAATATAAAAAATTGTTAAAAAAAGAATATATAATAAACAGAAAAACAATAATGGAAATTTCTAAAGAATTAAAAATAAAAAAACATAAACTAACTGATTTGATGAAAGTATGTGGGATTAAATTTCGTTCTAATTCAGAATCGCATCAAGGTATTCAAGAAGGTAAAAACAATCCTGCTTATAAGGATGGAAGTACATTTAAAAAACACTATTGTGTTGAATGTCATGAAGAAATAAGTTATTGTTCTTGGAAAAAAGGCACGCAAAGATGCAGTAAATGTTGGCATAAGTTTTGTCAGGGTGAGAACCACCCAAACTGGAAGGGTGGAAAACCATACTGCATTGATTGTGGAAAAGAGTTAAGTTCTTATAGTACTACAGAAGGTAGATGCAACGAATGTTATAGAATACATAATGTAGGTAAGAATCATCATAGTTTTATTCATGGACAAGGATATTTTCCTTATCCGAATGAATTTAACGACCAATTAAGAGATAAAATTAGAGAAAGAGACAATTATACTTGCCAAAACTGTTCTATGACCGAAGAAGAACATTTGATTGTTAGAGGAATCAATTTACATGTTCATCATATAGATTATAACAAAGAAAATTGTAAAGAAGATAATCTTATTACTCTTTGTAATAATTGTAATTTAAGAGCAAATAGTAATAGAAATTATTGGCAAGATTTTTATAAATCCAAAATGGAGGTAATATCATGCAGTCAGAAAAAAAATTAATAGCACAGTACCTTTACGACATGGCAAAAGAATCAAAAAGTGAATTTATAGAAATCGCTGTTGATTCTGAACTAGCAAAAGTAGCCAAAAAGATGAATTTAGTAGTACCTAGCCCAGACATAGCTATATTGCGTACAATTTATGCCGAGGTAGATAAACCCAATAGGAATAAAATTGTATTACCAAAAGAAGCTGCAAAAAAAGCATTACCTACCCTCGTCGGAAAACAGGCAAATTGGAGCCACCGAGGAAAAAATTTTGTATGTGGTTGGATTTTAAATGCTGAATTAGAAGATGATAAAATAATTACTTATATAGCAATTTATAAATCTTTATTTTCTGAAGAATTCGAAACTATGAAAGAAATGGTTAAAGATAATAAGATGGCTTCGAGTTTTGAGATATGGAATCGAGACCCTGATTCAGGCAAATCTGTTTTACATGATTTAGGAAATGATACTTATGCGATAGACCCGATTCTTTATCATGGTATTGGAATTCTTATTGAGGGGGAAACTCCTGCATGTCCTTCAGCTTATGCAGATAAATTATTAGCAACAGCAGATGAAAAATTAATTCTAGAAGCAGAAAAGATAATACTAAATAGTTCTCAAGAAAGAACAGAAAATTTGGTATATGCGTCGATGGCATTGGCTAAAGAAGAGCCGAAAGATAATGAAAAGGAGGAAGCGGTAATGATTAAATGTGAAAAATGCGGAAAGGAATTTGAGTCTACCGCAGAGGAAAAGATTTGTGTTGAATGTTCTTCTTTACCAAAAGAAGAATCAAAAACACAACTTCCTGAAGACACCAAGACTGAAGAAAAAACAACCGAAACCAAGACTGAAGAGAAATCTGAAGTTGCCGAAACGAAAGTTGAAGAAACTAAAGTCGAAGAAACTACGGAAGAAAAATCTGAAGCAAAACCTGAAGAAACTCCTAAAGCAGAAGCCGAAGTTACAACCGAAGAGAAAAAAGAGGAAGTAATTGAGGAAAAAGCTGAAGAGAAGAAAGAGGAAGTAGCCGAGGAGAAAAAAGAGGAAGCTCAACCTTTAGAAACTATTGAGCCAAAAATAGTAGTAAAGATAACTCGAATCTATAGTGAAATTACTGTAGATACTTTTGTTGATGGAACTCCATCAGGTACTAATGAAATAAAAGGTTATAATAAAAAAATAACCGAATATAAAGATGGAACCAAAGATGAGGTCGAGGAAGAAGTTAAGATAGTTAAAAAATATGATTTTGCTGAAGTTGAAATTAAAAATAAAGAAATAGCTGATTTAAAATCTGCCAACGAAGAGCTAGATAAAGAAATTAAAAAAATGAAAGAAGAACTTGGTATTAAAGACCAAGAGATAGCGGATTTAAAAAATCCTAAAGTTGAAGAAAAAAAAGAAAAAGTGCTCACAGTTGGAAAAGTAGAGATCGATACAAAAAGCGAAATTAAGAAACAAGCGGAAAATATTGATAAAATAATCGCAGAAAAACATAATCAATAAGTAAAAGATAATTAGAGAGCAACAAAAGATAAAAGAAAGTAATAAAAAAGGAGAAATAAACATGGCAAGAGATGCTGTTATCGAAAGGGCTTATCAGTTGATTAATTCACCTATAGACCCAAATTTAAAATGTCCGGTTGAGTTGGTTGATATCGTAAATTTCAAAGAAGCAGAGGCTGGAGAGAGTGTAGAATACTTTGCTTCTCCTGCTCAAGATAGAGATTCTGATGATATTTATTCTGCTGACGCTAATGGTACTATTACTTATCATAAAGTTGCATTAAAATCAGTATTAGCTTTAACCTTTACTGGTTTGCAGTCTAAATTAGAGACTGTGTTGATTGATGAGATACTTAACTCGAAAGACCAAACTGCATTAGCTCAGAAAAAAGATGCAATTATTCGTGCAATGGATTCAGAAGAGGTTCGTTTGATTTTGAATCTTTGTTTGGCTGTAGCTTCTCAGGAAATAACTAAAGATACTGGTGAAGATTTGCTTGACGTTATAATTAAGATGAAACAAAAAGTTTCTAATTATGCTACCGATTATATTTTATTAGTCGCTTCTGATGTTATGGATGAGATTGAAAAATATGATAAAGAGCATGTTACTACGTTTAATTATAAAATGAATATCCTGGATGAGATTGAAAAATTAGGTATTAAAAAAATCGTTAAAGTTCTTGGTGATTCTGGTTTAGCTGGTAGTTCGACTCCAGTTTTAGCTGCTGGAAAAGCAATATTAGTAGGTAGAAATTCTAATATTGCTAAAGGTAGACCTATTCATTTTTCTCGTAGAAAATTTAGTGGTGAAGTTGCAAAATTATCAGGTGCTGAAGAAGGAGCAACTAGACTTGTTTCTATAGCCGAGACTCCAACTCCTGTTAACGCTTCTAACGCTAATACTTTAGGTTATGCTGTGTTTGGTTATGAATCAAAAACTATGGTTCTTACGAATTATAGAGCAATTTCGTGGAGCGACGAAATAATCGCTTAATCTTTAGTTTAAAAGAGGGAGAGTAATCTCCCTCCCACAAAAGAAAGGACTAAAGAATGATTAAAAGGTTAAATGAAAAAAATGTAATAGATTTAATAGAATTTTTTAATAGAGTAAACGATAGATTTGAAGATACTTATATTACTATTAATAAAGAAAGAGTATTTTTAAAGAATAATTGGAAGCTATTAAATAAAATTTTAAAATATCAAGAAATTTTCGCTTTAGATTATGAAAATGGAATAAAAGGAATACTTATTATATTAAGAGAAAAAAACTTTAGACCATATATTAAAATTTTAACTGAAAATACTAAGTACAATATAGATTTATTAAAATTTTTAAAATGGAATTTCGGAGAAATAGATTTATACGCAAAATTTAAAAAAGAAAATCCATTAGCGACTCAGATTATAAGAACCGGATTTACTAGAATTGGTGATAGAGGAAAAGAAATCTTGTTTTTAAAAAAAGGAATTAAAACTTTATACAAAATTATACCAAAAGATTTACGGGAGATAAATTAAAATGACTGAGATAATAACAAAAATAAGAAATTTAATATTAGATATTTTAAACTCAGACGGTAGAGATGCTTGGACTTATGAATCGGTTAATGCAAGTAAAATTATTACTCTTATTGAAAGTAATATAGTTTCTTCTAGTATTGTTGTTTACAAAAACGGAGTAGCGTGGAGTTCCGATAATTATTCTTATTCTTCTATTACAGGTAAATTAACTGTTACAGGTTCATTAACAGCAGGGGATTCTTTAGAAATAGATTATTCTTATTATGCTAAGTATTCAGATACTGAATTAAAAGGATTTTTGAAAGCAGCTATAAGTTATTTATCAGTTGGAAAATATAAAACTTTTGCAGTAAGAAGTGATGATATAATATTTCCCTCTCCTGATGAAAGCGAACAAAATTTGATAGCTTTAATAGCTTGTATACTAATTAAAGGAGATGTAATAGGATATAGAACTCCAGAATTAACTATAAGTTTTGAAAGAAGTGATTCTAAAGAAAAGAAAATAAAAAAGTTATTAAGACAATTTAAAAAATCTTATGGAGATTTAGATTATATAAAGATGGATGATAAAATAGTTTTGGATGCAGACGAACAAGAAAATTTATAAGGATAAAAATGTCTGAGAAGAGGATAAATATATTTAATTTATTAAAAAATGAGGGAACATTATCTACTTTATTAGTTTATCATGCTAGAGAAGTAGTCTCTGACCCTTATGAAAAAAATAAAACTTTAACTTATATGAATCCATTACCAATTAAAGCTTTAATTAGACAGATATCATTTGAAGCTTTACATTGGAAATATTATGGACAGATTCCCGTAGGAAGTATTGAAGTAATTGCTGAAAAAAAATATTTAACTCAGATTAAAACTGCTGATAAAATAAAATATGGAGAAAATTATTATACTTGTTATAAAAATGATTCTAATGGTTTTGCAATTTTAGAACGAACTGATTATGTAGTTGTCATATTAGCAAAAAAGGAATTATAAGTGATAAAAATTAATATAGATTGGAAAGGAAAAAAAGGATTTGATAATTTAATAAGATATATCGAAAACAATCAGTTATATGGTGAAATGCAAATAGCTGCACAGACTTTAGCTCATCATACTGCTGATGATATGATAAATACAATTGAGTTTTATAGATTAAGACCAAAAAATGCACAAAAAGCTAATCCTTTATACAGAGGGTTAACAAATGTTATTACAGCAGAAAGAATATCAACAACAGGTGGAATAGAATACGGAATTGGAAATATAGCTAAATTAAATGAACAAGCTCCTTATTGGGAAATGATAGATGCAGGAGCAACGTATAAAACAAATGAAACCCATATAGTTCCTTTTGCAGATGGAGGATTTAGGACTTTTAAAGCAGGTTCACTTCATACAATAAATGGTATAAATTATATAAATCATGCAATTTTAAATTTAGACAAAGAATTAGAAATGGTTATGAAAAAATTAGGTACTGAATTTATAAAAGGAATGGAAAAGGCTAGTTCAGGTGGAAGCACATATGTTTTTGCATGGGGTAAAAACGTAAGATTTGGTCCATCTGGTACTGGCGGTGGAATGGGTCAGGCAAGATAAGGGAGTATACTAATGGCATACAGAATATCTACTTTAAATTCAGAAGCACCCTATTGGGAAATGATTAATGATGGGGCTATTTATACAACGAAAACAACGCATGTAGTACCATTTGAAGATTTAGGAAAAGGACAATATCCTGAAAAATCTGGAAACTTTAGAACTTTTCAAGCTGGAAGCCAACATGTAATTTTGGGAATCGATTATATTGGACATTCGATGAGAAATCTTGAGAAAGAATTAAAATTAAAAATGAAAGAATGGGGGAAGAAATTTCTAGGCGAAATGGGGAAATAATATGGCAATTTATAGAACAAGTAGAAATGTTGAGGCTAGTATTGTTGATAGAATTACAGCAGATTTATCGTCTGGTGGTTGGACTGGAATTCCTGTAGAAAAAGGATTTCCACAGGAATATAAAGGAAAGACACCTATGATAGCTGTAGAATGTTTAGAGATTAGACCTGAAAAATTAGAAGTAGGTGGAAAAAATTATATTAAAAATTTTAATATAAAAATAAGAATATTTGCAAATAATGACGGACAAAGATTAGACTTATCAGATTGGCTTTTTGATAAATTATTGGATGATACAAATTATTATTCATATACCATTACAAATGGTGCTGTTTCTGCAAAAGTTTTAACAGGCAGAATTGTAATAATAAATTGGTTAGATAACCGAAAAGAATTAACAAACACCGAAGGGCTTGAAAAAGAAGACCGTTATAGACATCTTTTTTCTTTTGAAGCTATCGTAGCTATTAGCTAGGAGGATATGATGGTAGAATTATTGAAATGGATACCAGTTTTATTAAGTGTTTTTATTACAGGTGCTAACTGCATGATATTTATTGTAATAAAATTTAATGATTTAAAGCATTTAGAAGCAAGTATGAAAAATTTAACAGAAACATTAAAAGAAACTAATATTAAATTAGTAGGAACTTCAGAAAGAATTGCAAAAATCGAAGGTAAATGTACTGCAAATCATGGGGCTTAGTTTATGAAATATAAGACACAAAAAACTAAATATGTAGGAGAAGGTAATCCTAATTTTAACAGAGGAAATACTCACAATAATAAATGTATAGATTGTGGTATTCATATTACAAAAAATTCAACACGATGCAAATCTTGTTCTAAAAAGGGAAATTTATCATCTGTATTTAAAGGTGGTAAACCAAAATGTGAAATTTGTGGTAAATTATTATCAGCTTATAATGTAAAAAGATGTTTAAGATGTGAATATGATAGAAGAATAAAAGAAGAAATTTTTAAAGATACAAATAATCCAAATTATATTCATGGAAACGGATATGCTCCCTATCCTTCAGAATTTAATAGTGATTTGAAAGAATTAATTCGTAAAAGAGACGGATATATTTGTCAGAATTGTTCTATGACAGAAGAAGAACATCTAATAGTTTATGGTCAAGTTTTACATATTCATCATATTGATTACAATAAACAAAACTGTAAAGAAGATAATCTTATTAGTTTATGCTTTGGTTGTAATATAAGAGCTAATTCTAATAGAAATTACTGGTTAAATATTTTTAAACAAAAGATATTTTTGTATGGGATTTAAAAGATAGGTAAGTAGATTATTAAGTTCTGTATGAAGACAGAATAAAACCGTATCATCAAAAACCAAAGGAGGATTTAAGATGATTCATTCAAAAATGTGTAAACCCAGGGCATTTCCCTGGAATAATGACAGAGACCCAGAGCAAATTGACCGTTTGCAGAATATTACTGGTGATTTAACTCTGAACAGAGAACAGGTTCATGAAATTGGTCGTGTAGGTCGTTTAGGTTTTAAAAAGTCAACTCCATCATTCGCTTACTCAGCGACTCAGTTTGAATATGGTTCAATGGCGTTTTGGTATGATTTAGCCAATAAAGAGAATCCAGGTTCAGGGGAAGACCATTATATCGATTTAGATGATTTAGTTGAAACTCAGACCGATATAGCTGCTTTTTTAACTGATGAGAATGCTACATTTAGAGGTAGTGTTTGGTTTCCTGGATTAAGGGTTAATGGTTTTTCTATTAATATTGGAGACCCAGAAGCAATTATTGAGAGAAGTTTTGATTTAGTTGGTGAAGATTATAAAATGATTGACAGCAATTATTTCGCTTTTCAAAAAGCAACTGCTGCTGGAGCAACTACAAATATTGTATTAAATCCAGGTGCTGTTGAAATTGCTTCTGGCGAGTATATATTTAGAGTTTTAAGGGTTCGTAGTGGTGTTGTTTCTGAATTGGAAAAGACTACGGATTGGACTTTTGTTAGTGGAACAAATACATTAACAGTTACAGGTGGTGCTGCTTCGGATATAATTAAAGTTTATTATGTATCTGCAAGTGCCTATACAACTACATGGACTGATAATGATGTTGACCCTGATTTGTTATTAGCAGAATATGCTGAAATCAGATTGAAAGTAGGAACTGATACTCGTATTTACAGACTACAGTCTGTAGGTATTGATGTTTCTTTTGATAGAGCTGATTATAGAGAGATTGGTAATGATAAAGTTGTACAGCGTGGTGTTAATAATAAAACAGTTACTGTTTCTTTGGATAGGTTTGCAGAGAATTTTGCTCTTGAAGATATTCTTGCAAGCGATACTACTTATCCTGTAATTAATCCTGCTGATTTTGCTGAAGATATTCAGATGCAGATATTAATTTATAATGAAAAAGCTCATACAAATCTGAAAATAGGATACTTAATAACTGGTTTATCACCTACCACTGTAGGAATGACCCAGGATGTTGAAGCTTATGGAAATAGAACTACCAGTCTCGAATCTGATAACTTAAAAATATCGGATGACGTAACTGAGTTAGTATTTGCATAATAGTTTAAAATGGGGAATATCAGGATTTATTTCTGAGTTCCCCACCAAAATAGTAACAAAGTAAGGGAGTAATAAAATGTTAAAAGTAAGACAATTAATAGTAATTTATATTAAATTAGGCAAATTCAAGAAAAGAATCTGTAAATCTTGGAGTTTGCCTTTTTCTGTTAGTATAAGTCCATTAGATAATTTTAGAATAAGTATAAGTTATTACAAAAATTTAGAAATTAGTTTAGGAAAAATAAACATTATAATTTGTAAATTAGAGGATTAAAAATGGATACTAAATTAAAATTATCTGAAGAAGTACTGAATACAGTTATAGACCAAGAAGCTCGTAAGACTGTTGGTATTATAATGAAGCGTTATGAATTTATTCAAGATAAAGAAGTGTTAAAAAAAGAAATTAAAGAAATAATTTATGAAAGTTTTAGGAATGTAAGGGATATGTTGAGAATAAATGGCAAAGAGGCAATTAGATTAGAAATTAAAAAGTAAGGAGAGAAAAATGGATAACAATCGCATGGATGATGCAAAAAGAATAGTAGAAGAGATGGAAAAGAAGTCTGAATTAAGTAAGATAGAAGAGTTAATTAAAGATAATAAAATATCTTTTGAATATGAGGATAAGAAATATAGAGTTAGACTTTTAAATTTAAAAGAAAAAGAAGAATTGGATATGTTACGAAGGAAAAAATTCGGACAACTTTTAAAAGATAAAGATATATTATTAGAAAAAGATTTAATAACTCAATATAAAGATAGAGGAATAAATGTTGATGAACTTGATGAACAATATAAAAAATTACATGCTGAAGAGATGAATTTACAAATTACTTTAGGAGATTTAATAGCAAAGAACGAACCTTTATCAATTTTAAAAATTAATGAAGACCAAATTAAAGAAATTCGTAATAAGAAACAAATATTAATGATACAAAAAAATTTATTACTAACATATTGTTTAGAAAATCAACTATTGGCGTATGTAGCTCAAGTTATAACTTATTTATCTTTAGAAGAATTAAAAGAAAATTCTTGGGTAAAGGCGTTCAATTCATTAGATGAGTTTCAAACTTATAATGATGAAAAATTAATAGAAATAGCAGCGTCATATAGTATGGTATTACAGTATTTATAAAGGAAGAAATGAATAATATATATTCCGATTTAAAATTATTAGCTAAAACTATAAAATCTCAGAATCTTTTTACTGCGGTAAAAGAGATTCATAGTTTGAGATTATTTAAAAACGTATATAATTTGTCTAAATTACAAGAAATTTATTTATCTTATTTGTATAATTACGAATCCATAAATAGAGATATAGTTTTAGAAAAAATAAGTAAACATGTATTAGATTCTGAGATAATGGAAGAATCTTATTTATTATGGAAAAATAAAAATTTTAAAAAAATTAAAGTAAAAGATAATAAAAAAAGTGATTTAACTTTAGTTAATAGTAATAAAATTAAATTTCCAGGGAGCAAATAATGAACGGTGATTTTTTAGCAAAAATAAAATTAGCTTTAGAAGGAAATGAAAGAGTATTGGGAGGTTTAAAAGCTACCCAAAGTGCTGCTCAAAAATTAGCTAATACTAAAGTTACTACTATTTTTGATAAGCAAGGTTTGGCTTCAGGTGCTCAAGTCGAGCAAACATTTAAAAACATAACGCCTGCTGCCGATGGTGCTTCTAAAAAAATGGGAGATTTCCAAAAAGCTTTAGCCAGAGTTACAGTAGTAGCTCCAGTATGGTTTGCATTTCGTACTATAATGATGAGTGTATTTACTTTGATTAGAGAAAATGTAAAATTTATGATAGATTTAGAAACAGCAATGGCAAGAATTAGAATAGTAGGTAAGGGTACAGAGCAACAATATAAAGATTTACAAACTACTCTAATTTCATTGTCAGTAGCTTATGGTGCAGTAGCTTCAGCAGCAGTAGATGCAGCTATGATTTTTGCACAGCAAGGTAGAAATGTAGAGCAAATTATAACTTTAACTAGAGTAGCAATGGTTGGTTCTCAAGTTTTAGGTCAAGATATGAAAACCACAGTAGATGATTTAACTGCTGCGGTTGAATCTTTTAATATTCCGATTGAAAATAGTATTTCTGTTATAGATAAATGGATAAATGTAGAAAAACAATTTGCTGTAACTTCTAAAGATTTAGCAAATGCTACTAAAGTTGCAGGTGCAACTGCAAATCAGTTAGGAATTACTATAAACTCATTTTTAGGAGATGTTACATCTGTAATTGAAGTAACTAGAAAAACTGGTTCTGAAGCAGCTAGAGGATTATCTTTTATATATGCTCGATTATTAACTACAGGTAAACCAGTATTAGAGCAAATAGCTAAAATACCTATATTTATAAATAAGCAAAAAGAAGCTACATTTGAACAAACCAATACATTAAGGTCGGCTACTGATGTTTTGGATGAATTAGCATCTAAATGGGAAGGATTAACTAATAAAGAAAGACTATCAATAGCTCAAACTGTAGCATCTAAGAGGCAGTTGACTATTTTTATGGCTTTAATGCAAAATTATGAATCGTCATTAAATGCAAGAATTGCTGCATTAAGTTCAGCAGGTAAAGCCGAGCAAGCATTTGGAATTATACAAGAGACGACAGCTATTAAATTAAATAAATTATCTGCATCTTGGAATAATTTAACTGTATCTATAGGAGATACTTCAGCATTTAAAAATGTTTTAGATTTATCTGCTGAATTGATTAATAGATGGGCTGCAATAATTAATTTACAACAAGCATTAAAAAATGAATCAGAAAAGGTAATAGCCGAAAATAGAAAAGTATCAGAAACACAGATATCTCAATTACAAAATATTCAAGAGTTAATTAGATTAAGAGATGAATATACTAATCGTCCTGCAACAGATAAAAATGTAAGTATGCTTAATAAAATAAATAAAGCAATAGAAGATTTAAATAAAAATTCAAAGATAAAAATTGAAATTGATTCTGAAGATGCAAGTGAAAATATAACAGAAACGGTCAACAAATTAAGAACTGAAACATTAACAAAAGAAGTGGATATAAGATTTATTACAAGAAAGAATGTTTTAGATGAACAAATAAAAGATTTAAAATCTCAAATTAATTTTAGTACAGAGGATATAATTAATCCTGCTGCACTTTTAAAGATATTTACAGATACAAAAGATATAAATAAAGAAATTAGAAATATACAAAAGGAAATAAATGGTTTAGATAAAGAAAAAAATGCTGAATTAGAAAAATCTTTATCAGCATACGAAGCAGAACAGACAGCAATAGAAGCAAAGAGAGCATTAACTATTCAAGAAGCTAGTTTAGCAGAAGAATTAACTAGTGAAGAAGAAGAAAGATTAGAAATTCAATCTAAATTAAACTTTGCTAACGCCACTGGTATATTTAATTCTAAACAATTATTAGATATTGAAATGGGTTTAGTTCAGAATTCTAAATTTTTGTATGACCAGCATCAGAAAGGATTAAAATTAAGAGAATTAACTTTGCAGAAAGAAAAAACTATTTATGACCAAATTAAAAAACAAGACGAATCTATAAAAAGTCAATATATAAATTATCAAAAAGCAGACGAATTTGAAAGAAGTAGATTAAGGAGATTAATGGAGTTACAATCATTAAGTCCAGAGCAATTAGCTAGTAATTTCGAAGGGTCTATGTTTGACCAAAGATTGATAACTGAATATTGGTCTTCATTTGATAAAGAAGGACAAGATGCTATTAATTCAGTGATTCAAAGATTATATGATTTGCCTAAACTTAATTTATCGGCTATTTTAGGAAATGTAAAATCATCGAATGGTAGTTTAACTCCAACACCTATTACTAATACGATTGTAGGTGCACAAATTCAACAAATAAATATTAATTTACCTGAAATTAGTTTTGAAGAATTAGCTAATAAAGCTGGAGATAAAGTTACAGAAATGTTAAAATCTGACCCTGCATTTCAAGATTTAATAGCAAAAGGAATTAGGGATAAAATTTAAAGGAGAAAAACGATATGGGTGGTCATTATAATGTAGGTGATAATAATCCAATGTCAGGAAAACCTAGTACAAATTTAGGAAAATTTGGATTATTATCTCATGGATTCAAACATGGAGAAACTCTAATAGAATCTAATTGTATAGATTGTAATAAAGAACTTTCTAAGTTAGCTCATTACTATGGTTCTATTCTTTGTCGTTCCTGTGCAGCTAAACATAGAAAAAGTAACTTAAAAGGTTCAAATAATCCTTCTTGGAAGGGTGGAAAACCAAAATGCTTAGATTGTAGTAAAGAATTAACTGATAGAAGAGCAAAAAGATGTCATTCTTGTGAAACTAAAAGAAAGCATAAAGAAGGTATTATAAATATAAGTGGAAAAAATCATTATATGTTTGGTAAAATTGCACATCATGGAAAATGTGGTACATATAAAGGTATTTGGATGCGTAGTTCTTATGAACTTAATTTTGCTATTTGGTTAGATAAGCAAAATATTAAATGGCTCTATGAATCCAAAACTTTTGATTTAGGGAAAACAACTTATACTCCTGATTTCTATTTACCAGAATTTAATTTATATATAGAAGTTAAGGGATGGTGGAGAGATGATGCTAAATATAAATTCAATTTATTTAAACAAATATACTGTGGAGAAAGAATAAAAGTTTTAGAAAAAGAAGAATTACAGTCTGAGGAGGTATTATTATGAGTTCATATCAAGTAAGGGTTGTCCTTAACTCAGGTATTAGTGGTTCAGAATATATATTTCCTAATGTATTTCATATTTCCGACCCTAAAGAAGGTATTAAAGCTACCGTAATAAATGGTACAAGAGCAGATGGAGTTATAGTTATTCCAGGAGGTAAAAAAAGTCAGGAAATAACGATTAGAGGCAGATTGATTGATAATGATGGATATGAAGATTTAACTACATTAATGACTACGATGAGAAATACAGTTACAACCGACCAAGCTTCATTATTATTAGAGCATTGGAATGGTTCTACATGGCAGACTGATTGGAGTTATACAGTAAGAAGAATAGATGAAATAGATTTCCCCGAAAGTTTAAGAACTTGGGAACAAGAATATTTTGCAAAATTTTTAGTATTAGCGTATTAAAAGGAGAATAAAATGGCTGAAATGGAATTTCTTATTAATTATGTAGACGCAGATGTAGCAAAAGCAACTACGCCAGCAGATTATATAGAGGTAGATTTAACTAACGATTATTTAATTTGGTCCAAAACTTTAGAAGATTTAATGACTCATGAACCTACTGCTAATGAGTTAAATGCTGCTGCTGAAATAATTGACCCAGATGTTGCAGTAACTGTTACTAAATGTTTGTTGATGGATTATTCTCACAATGTTGGGGGGGCTTATTATACACATTTAGTTAAAGGAATGGGAGAAAATAAAAAATACCCATTCTGTTTTTCTTTTGATGCTGCAACAGCTACTGAACCTCAATTAGAAGCATGGGATACTTCGGCACATTCTACATTTAATAAAAATGTTTTGGGTGCAGGAACACCTGCTGATTCGATGGTAAAAGCAAAATGTACTACTACTTCTTTACCAGGAGTAGGTTGGGTTGGAACTGCTATTGCTGGAAGTGATAATGTCTTATTATTAAATGATGGTAATGGTGCTATTTTACTTGCATCTGACCTCTATGCTAATTTAAAAATTGTTATTCCAGCGAATTATTCTACACCAGCAGCTGAAACGTTTATATTGACTGTAAGATTTACATACGTTTAATTTATTGAGGAATAATTAATTATGAAAAAAATAGATATATCTTATAATTTTCTTTATAATAATTATATTACTCAGGGGAAATCTATGAATATTATAGCTCAAGAAATAGGAACAACAGCAATGACGATTTTTCATAGATTAAAAGAATACAATATTCCAAGAAGAGATACAGCTATTTGGCGAGGTAAAAAACGTCCTGAGCATAGTCAAATAATGAAAGGTCGAAAAAATATAGGAGTTAGTATTGCTAATAAAAAAAGAGTAGGTAAGAATGCTTTAAATTATATAGACGGAAGATTTTTAGTTAACCATTATTGTTATATATGTAATAAACCAATTAGTTATAAAACTTGGAAGGATGGGAACAAACATTGTAAATCATGTTCTAATAGAATTAATATGACAGGTAGACATTTATCTGTAGAAACTAAACAAAAACTAAGTATTTCGAGTTTAGGAAAGAATAATGGTATGTTTGGTAAAATTATAAAACCGAACTGGATAGAATATAATAATAAAAAATTTAGGTCTTCTTGGGAAGTAATATATGCTAAAGAACTGGATTCTATAGGTATCAAATGGTTATATGAATCTAAAACCTTTGATTTAGGAAACACTACTTATACTCCCGATTTTTATTTACCAGAAACTAATGAATATATAGAAATAAAAGGTTATAAATCAGAAGTATTTATTAAAAAATTTGAATTATTCAAACAATTATATTCTGAAGTTAAAATTAAAATTTTAGACGAAACTTATTTTAGAAGAAAGGTAAAATAATGAATAAACCTTTATTTCAAATAATATTTAATGATAACTCAATAATGAATGGTGGAGATTACGAACATACTAAGTGGTTAAATATTCCTAATAAAAGTATAAGAACTTTATTTTATTTGTTACCAACAGGTGATTATTTAGGATTAAATGGATATAAAAAATATTATCATTTTATAGAATGTACTACCGATTTAAATGGAAAAAATGCTGGAGTTAAGCAATTAGAATACGATTATATTTTAGGTCAAGATAATGAATTTACTATAGTATATAAAATTAATTTAAAAAATAAAGATATTAAAATATTAAAATATAACAACACAGATGAGTTTATTGAAAATTTAAATCCAGAATTTTGGAGATGATAAAATGATTAAGCGTTATGAATTTGTTGAAAGGACAATATATTTAATACGAGAAATATTAGAGAATAAATTAAAAAAAGAAGATACTCTAGAAGAGATGATATTAAAAAGAGATGAATTATTAAAACAGTTTATGCATGAGGAGATAAAATAAAATGGCTGCTACTTTTCAATGGTCTGAAAGTAATGGAGCAGGTGAAGTAGTTACTGATGGAATAAGTCATTTAAATTTTGGGAATAATGATTCTTATAATTTAAATGTAGATACTTACCCTATACCGAGAGGACAAAATTCTTATATTAAATACTTGAGGGGTAAATTTTCTGGAACTTTTACGGAGATATCAAATATTAAATTTTGGAAATACTCTGGAGCATATGTTTCTGGAGAAGAAATTAAAGCTGCTGCAAATGCAACTTTTGCAACTCCTGTTAAAACTGCTTCAGGAGATGCTATAATTCCAACTACTGAAGGTGGTGCTTTATCTTTAAATTCGGCAGAAGGAGCATCGGTTATATTAGATATTTCTGGAGTTTCAGGTTATACTGGATATATTAGATTACAATTACAAACAACAATATCTAGCCCTTCTGGAGATGTAAATCAAAAAACTTTTACGCTGGGTTACGACGAAATCTAAAATGAGAAATTTAAGAAAACCTATAGATATAAAATTATTAGAAAAATTATATATAAAAGAGGGGAAATCTTCTATAGATATTTCTAAAATTTTAAATGTTCCTATATCTCGAATTTGTTATCAATTGAACTATTATGGATTTCAACTTAGACATTCTGGTAGTATGGGTAACGAAACAAGGATAAAAAAAGAAGATTTATATAAATTATATATTACAGAATTAAAAACATTAAAAGAAATAGGATTAATATATAAAGTTTCTGGAAGTACTGTTAGGAATTTTATGATTAAATTAGAATTAGGGAAATATCTTTCTAAAAATAGACCAAAGTTTAAAAATAGAGGATTAAATAATTCTTCTAAAAGACTCGAAGTTAGAAATAAAATGAAATTAAATCATGCGGATTTTAGTGGAAATAAAAATCCTAATTTTAACAATCATAAGTTATCAGGCGAAAACAATCCCAATTGGCAAGGGGGTTTAAGTAATCACGAATATTCTTGGAAATTTAATAAACATCTTAAAAAACAAATTCGTAAACGTGATAATTATACGTGTCAAAACTGTAATATGACCGAAGAAGAACATTTAGATAAATATTATGAATTTTTACATATACACCATATAGATTACGATAAGAATAACTGTAAAAAAGATAACTTAATAACTTTATGTTTAAGATGTAATTTAAGAGCAAATTTTAATAGAAATAAATGGACAGGAATATTTAAAGAAAGGATATAAAATGTCAACATTGAATAAGGTATTAAAAATTTTTAGACTTACTTGGGTTAAGCGTAATAGAGTTTATTTATCTACTAACTTTAATCCATTAGAATCAAAAATAAAATATTTATTAATATATGATTATTTAGGAAAAAATGAAAAAATATTATTTAGTAAGGAGAAATAAATGTCAGTTTCATTAGGGGCTAATAGTAAACTTACAGGTTTATCTTTTTCTAGTAATAGAAAAATATTAAAACTTTCTGATAATACTCTTATTTTATTTATTATAGATTCAACGGATATTAAAAAAATTCAATATAAAATATCTACAGATAATGGAATTACTTGGAGTGGTTCTTGGACTGTAAGTTTATCACATACAAATAATGTCAGACATATAGATATATGCATAGATAATAGTGATAATATATACATATCATTTACTGATTTATTTGATGGAACTATTTGGTTTGTATTATTAACTTATGTTAGTGGAGGAACTTGGTCTGCTGGAACTCCAGTACAAGTACATGCTACAGATATTGGAAATCACCCTAATATTTTGTTTAGAAGTAATGGAGATTTATGGATTTTAGCTTACGGAAATAGCGGAAGTCAATATCTATTAAGTTATTATTCTACCGATAGTGGAAGTACTTGGAATCGCAATACTCCTAAAGATAATGGAGCAATTATTTCTGATTTAGCAGTTACTATTAAAGGAACTTATATTTGGGCTTTTGTTAGACAAGATACAAATACTACTGTAAAATTATATGAGTGGGATAGTGCATGGGATAGTGGAAGTACTATATCTACATTAGTAACAGCAAGCACCAATAATACTAGAGAATCTAGTTTAGGAATAGGAAGAATTTCTGATACCGAAATATATCTTGCAACAAAAACAGGTTCTGGTATTAGAGTATATAAGTATACAGGAACTTGGGATTCTGGTTCTTTAGTTTCAGATAATGCAGGAGATGAATCTCCTACAATAGGAATTGTAGTAGATAATCCTTATATTGTTTTTAGGTCATATGACGGAATTTATTATAATATATCTTATATAATATATACAGGGGTTTCTTGGTCAGAAAAAGTAGATATTACTACAGGAACAGACACTCATAATACACCATCAGCATTACAAAATCATACAGGAAGATTTATTTTTACATGGAATAAAGGAACAATAGCACCTTTAGAAGTTTATGTTGAATCTCTTCCAAGAGTACAAGGTTTATCTTCAGATGCAAAATTAGTAGACCATTATGAACAGACTATAGTATCAGATGCAAAATTAGTAGACCATTATGAACAGACTATAGTATCAGATGCAAAAATTGTTATAGAAGTATTATCTGATATAACCAATAAGATAAATACAGTATTATCATCTTTATTAGATATTCCAAATAAAATAAATACAGTTCTTAGAACTTTATCTGATATTAGTAATTATATAAATACTTGTATAGCTTCTATTTTAGATATAAGTAATGATATTAGAACTCAAAAATTAGTTTTAGGGGATAACGATATTACCAATGATATAAGATTTTTATATAGTTGGCAAAAGGCAGCAAATAACGATATACAATCATTAGGTAAAACATATATAAGAGTATATATTGCAGGAGTAGAACAAACGGATGTCGATATAGATTCTATAAATATATCTAAAGATTTAAATACTTCACATAGTGCTTCTTTCGATTTAGGGAGGGCTTACGATTCTAGTAAGCCTACAATGGAATCCATTGTAGAAATAAAATATCATATATGGACTTTATATTATGGATATATTACTAATATTTCTCCAGTGGAAGACCCTGAAAAAATGAGGATTAATTGTCAGAATGAATATTGGAAAGATAATAAGACAAATGTTTATTATCATGTAGGTCATACACCTAGCGATAATAAAGAATTATATTATAATACTATAAAAACTGCATTAGCTACTCAACATAGTTGGAATTTAAATATTGGAGATTTTATTCCTCAAGAAATAAATAATTTTGCATTAGGTAAATCAGACGCTATAACTAATTTAATTACTTCGGCAGGTAATTATGGATGGTTTTATGATACGGATTTATCAAAAAAACTTTGGTCCGCAGGAGAAGGGTCTATTATTAATATTGATAGACAAATTCTAGGAGAAAATATTAAACTTTATGATTTATTAAGTCATTCTTTTGATGAAAATGTAGAAGGTATTGTAAATAAATATCGAGTCCAAATGGGAGATAAAGTCATTAGGAAGTTTGATTCTTCTGGAGGTAGTAGAACTTACACAGGATATAATTATTCTAGTTATCATCAATATATCACTCCAGCTTGGGATGGTTCGTATGAAGTTTTGGCAAAATATTCTGGTTCTGGAGAAGGTTGGGATTACCATAGACCTAGCAATGCAGACTCATATAGAGATGTATTTAAAAAATATAATATGCCTTATTTAAATCCAGAATTATCTTCATGGAGTGATAGATATCCTCCTTATGTAGAAGTTTATAGTACTCGTAGTTTAATGGCTAATTCAGTAGTAGGTGTATTAAAAGAAGGATTTACGATAGATTATGAAAACGGAACTATAACTTTTAATGACCCTATATATTGTTATGATACGGATGCTAATGGAGAAATTATAGGAATTAGAGCACCTTTAATCAAAGTATTTTTATGGAAGAAAAATTATTTTACATATACATTAACACCTTCTGATAATCCCGAATCAGATATTTCTAATGAATTGATGTTTTTTACTCCTAAAATGGGAAGTTATTCAGATACTATTATAAAAGATTTAAATTTATCTAGTTTATCTATTCAAGAAGGAGGAGTAAGAATATTAGCAGATGGAACTACAGAATATATTCCTTCTTGGGATGATACTGAATTTGCATTAGATTATGCTAATTGGGAATTAAGTAAATTATGCGATAAAAAAATAAAAGGTACTATAGATGTTACTTTAGATGCATTGTGTTTTTATAATATTGATTTAACTAAAAGAATTTATATAAATGGAATTACAGATACTCCTATGAATATTCTCTCAATAAATTATAATTTATCTAATTTTACTGTAACATTAACATTAGAAAATTCTAGATACTATAAAAGAACAGTTAATTTTCAATCACATGGAGAATAATAATGTTAATAAATGATAGAATAAAATATTTAGAAGATAAAATAATAGAATTAGAATCTAAAGTAAAAGATGTTTCGAGAAATACTGAAGAGAAGTATAAAACTCCTATTTCTGTAGTAGGAGGAGGTAGAGACCAAAGTTTAATCAGGTCTACTGATATTAGGTCAGGTAGAGGACAAAATTTAGGAAGCATTGTACTATGGAATAATACAGAAATAGATGGAGTTTACGGTACTGAACCAAGTATACCGACAATTGCATACAATAAACATGGTCATTCTAGATTTTCAGGAGGAGCATTAATTAGTGGAGTTACAGAAGTAGTAGAATATAATTGGGGAAGTATTATAAATAAACACTCTCAAAGTTTTTTAACATCTAGTCAATTTCCTACTATTGCTAAAGAAGAAAATACAAATAAAGAACAAGTAGAAAAAATAGGTTTATTGGATTTAGTATTTAATGCAGATACAAAAACTTGGGGAGTAGCTACATATGAAATTGATATTAAAAAATGTTTCTTAGTAGAAAGAGATGAAAACGGAGATATAGCTTTAGATTCTAAAGGTCAACAAAAAAAATCAGCTCTTTATAATGAAGATACAAATAAATCATCTATAGTATGGGATGAAAATGCAGCATGTTTTAGATTATATTCAGTATATGCACCTGGAGAATAAATAAAATGGCTGATAAATGTCCTATTTGTTATAGAGAATTATCTACTTGGACTCACGACCCAATTTTGCTTCCTAACGGGTCTAAATATAAATGGATTAGTGATAATGAATTAGTTTTAGAATCAGATATTGAACAAAGGTTATATAAGGGAATTTTACAAATTAGAGAAGATGATATTATTGAATTACAAGAACAATTAATTTTATTAGAATCTGAATATGGAGTTACTCCTATTACAGAATTTAGCCCTGTAAATAATAGCGGAAAATTTCAAATAACTGGTAAACATATAAAAGAAATGCGAGATTCTATAGAAAAAATTCTTGCTGAAATTGGATGGTCTAAAATAGATTATTTTAATTATGATGAAGATAATAATCATATAACTCATCCTGATGGAGATAAATTAGATTGGACAGACCCTATAATTGAATCTACGGAATTACAAAAATTTCAAATCAAATACATTCATATAGAAGATTTAAGACATAAAATTGGCGAACTTTGGGAGAATTTTCAAGAAGGAGGTAGTTCTAGTATTAGTGTAGTAGGAATTTCGGACCCTGGTATTAGCGATACATTTGAATTACAAAAGAATCAATATTGGTACGGAAGTGTATTTGCTGATTACGAATTTACTAATCATGGGATATATTGGAATTCTAATTCTTCAGCAAATATGTCCATAAATACTTCTGGAGTTGGTTCTGCTATTGCTAACGCTATTGCTCATGGAGGGTCATTAGGATTTCATGTTGGAGTATCTGTTTTTCCAGCTTTTGCATTAAGTAATTCAGGTATTTTAGCATTTATTCCTGTAGTAGGAGGTATTACAGATTATCCTGTTACAAAAACAATATATAATCCTATTACTAAAGTAAATGATACTTATCATTTACATGTAAAAGCAAAATGTTCGCCTATTGTTAGCGTATCTGGTTCTTATTCTACAGGAGATATTCAAAATGTATTTTTAGCAACAGGAAGTAAAACTACTCCTCCTACAGAAGTAACAGAGTGGAATAATGAACCTGTAGTTCCTAATACTTCAGCTACAGCTTCAGCAAAAATAATATTAAATATTCCTATTATGTTTTTTGGAGGAGGAGGTATATCTTTAACTTTAGTGCATGGAGTTTATTATAACGAATCTCCTGTAGGTACTGCAAAAGATTTAACTGATTTTGATATAGATATTGCTCAAGAAGAGATTGATTTAATTGGTTATGCAGCAGGATATGTTACTCAATTTAATATAACAGCTAATGCAGGAGGAACTGCTAATTCTTTAGATATTAAAGCAGGAGATGCAATTTGGGTGGACGACCCTCTTCAACCTGACCCCGATTTTGTAATATGGTACGGACCTTTCAGACCTTCTGGTGGAGAAGGTAGAGCTTCAGCTTCATTTGATATAGACAATATTAATTTTTATTATAAAAAAGTCTAATTCTTCGGATTCTTTCTTAAATTATAATCGAATGAGTTTATTTTTTATATAAACTCTTAATATGCCTTGATTTATAACTTCTGATGTCAAATGTTGTAGAAATTTTTCGTAATTAATTTTTTCAAAACATTCTATATTGGAATTAGGAGAGACATTAAATATTTTAATGTCTTTTTTATTTATATAAGGTTTAAAATCATTATCGGGGTTATGATTTTCGTAATATCCAAAAAAATTATTTCCTCTATGGATAATTTCTTTTTTATAATAATGAAGAGTTAATTTATTATCATTAGGATTGTAATTTGGGTCTCTTTCAGGTAATCCTTGTCGTCTAGTCCAATCAAATCCACAATTTCCACTCCATACACATACACCATTTCTACGCACCCATAAAGTATGATTATTTACCGTAATATCATAAATTTTTCCACTGTAATTTATATTTTTAATTTTATGATTAAATACTAAATTACCCGAAACTATATTATTAACATTTCCTTGTTTATTATTTTTATTAAAATATACAGTATAAGATTTTAATCCTATATGATTTGGTTTAGTACTTATTTTACATTTTCTACCTCTTCTATCATATATTTCTGCATTATTCCCACATTTATAAGCAATCTCTTGTATATCATCGGCTAATTGTTTAGAAACTGTAAAATAATAATTAGTACTTCTTTTTTTATCAGTATGTCCATCTCCGAACATTAAGGAATTTATTAAAATAAGTAATTGTTCTTTGGGTAAATTTTTCAATTCTGTAGGTATATATTTGTTTTTACATTTTCCCAATTTTTTTAAATAATTTATTAGTCTTTTGTCATATATTACCCAACCACGTTTATGGTAAGAATAATTAAAAGGTAATTTTTTTAAGATTGATTCTATTAATTTATCAGATTTTTTATTATGATTTTGATAAATGATAAGTTCACAATTACTTCTATCTTTCCTTAATAAACAACATCCTTCACTAATATACAATCCTAAAAATGCCAGCCAATCATTCATTTTTATTTTTATATTAGGTACAGTTTTTGTTCTATAATGATTTAATTGTTTATATTTAATAGTATAGCCTGGAAGTATAAAATAATTTTTCCTTGTGCATCTCCAATTAAATATTTTTGGAATTTTGTAATTACTATTTGTTAATTTATTTATAGGTTTGAAAATATATTCTTTGTTAGATTTTGATAATAAACATTGTGAATGGTCAGGAGTTACCAATAAATCAATTCCTTTAGATTTTATATGCTTCATTATTCCATCATAATTATATTTATAATAATTTAAAATAGGAGACCATTCTGTTTCTCCATTTGCTTTCCTAGTTAAAATTAGTTCTGATTTATCTAAATCTTTAAAATATTTCCAACCTTGATTAGTAAATACTTCGGTATCTTCAGAATAACATAAATAAATATTTCCAGATTCTATTAACATTTCTGCTAACTTCAAAGCAAATATCCCTGTTAAGTGTTCTCTATATTTTTTATCTAGCAGAATGGTATTATCTAATTTAAATTCTTCTATTCCATTATGATTAATTCCTATTATAAGAGGTAATTTTTTTAATTCTTCGTAAATATAAGGATGACACTTCTTTTCTAAACAATCTTGATTAGGAAAATAAAAATCTCTATCTGTAAATGTTAGAATAGTTCCAGGAAAATGTTTATATGCATAATTGCATAGAATAACAAATTTATTTTTTAATATACTAGGAAGGATATCTCTATAGGGTTCTATAGAAGGACCTCCTCCTACTATTATACATTCTTTAATATTTGTCATAGATTTATTTATGGTTATATAACCATATGAATAAAATATTATTAATATTGTATTGTAATTTACCTACAAAATATTTTCTAAGAAATATAAGCACTTTCCAATCAAAATCACAGTTCGGTTTATGTAGAATAAAAACTTTAATTTTCCAAATTAAGCTTACTATGATGTCATCGCAAATATATCTTCTTATACCTTGCCAAAAAGGATGATATGTATATAGATATTTATTCATTTTTAACACCTTTTTGTTGGCACCAACGACAACCATTTTTAAATAAAAAAGTCGTATTAGGTATTGCTCGTTCGCAAAAAGGACAAAGTGATTTCTTCTCATAATAATAATAACAATCATTACATGCAGCCCACAATATACAAGCATCAGTATCTAAATTTTTACAAGTCTTGTAATTACGATTCTTTCTTTGTTTTAATTCGTTTTTAATTTTTTGTAGCATTTTATCGTATTCAGACATTATTCTCTTTCCAAACTGTCTTTAATAAAGCATAAAGTCCAATAAATTGCTTCTTTAATATCTCTAAAATTTACAGAACCTCCGAATAATCTAAATTCGATTGTTTGATAATCTCCTCTAGCCATATGATTTACGTTTAAACTGTAATATTTCTCATCTAAATAACCATACTGTCTAAAAGAACCATTATTATTTCTAAAAGCATGAATTTCTTTTTCTGTTAGTTTATATAGATTACTTTTCGGGAGTAATTTACAGGTATCTGATAATCGTTCTTTAGAAACGTTAAATTTCTTAGCAACAAATTTTTGTTTATGAACCCATTCTTTTATAATGGTTAAAATTTGTTTGTCTGATAAATTTTTAATGTTTATATGTATATGCAATCCACAAGTTTCTTTTGCTTTTCCTTTATATACTCTTGCCAAAGCTAGAATTTCTTTAATTTGCATTAAAGAGTCTTGATTATAATAGAGATGATTGGGATTTTCAGGAGATAATTCGATTCCGTTGTCTAAAGACCCATCTGATTTAATTTCCCAACCTTTAAGAGTTTTACCTCGTTCTATTAATTTGTCAGCATCTGTTTTTTTAGGAAGTTCTATTTCTAATTCAAGAGCAAAACGGATTTTGGTAATATCGATTAATTTAACTTCAGTAATTTTTTTATTTTTCATCTTTCACCTTCGCAATCTCCCAACATTTTCTAATATATTCTACTTCTTCAGAAATAATTAGTAGTTCATCATTTCTTAATTCTTCTTTTATAAATCCTATTTTTAAAATACCTTCATGCTTAAAATATACTATTGTTCCTAATCTCATGTATTCCTTTCTTTATAAGCCTTTATTTGACGTATTACTTCAGGAGAATACGTTACCCAACCGTCTATACCTAATTTGGCTGCTATTAATTTTTTATAATCATTAAATCGTTTCCTATAATTCTGATACTCTTCAGAAGTATTAGTTACTACTTTCTTAAAAATCAATTTATTTGTCCAATAAACTTTAAATCCTCTTTTTTTATATTCTAAAAATGCCAGCTCATGTTCGGCTAATTTCATATCATTATCATATAAATTAATAAGAGTATCTGTTTTTCCTAAAAAAATATTTCTACAAATATCTACATCTTGAAATTCTATTCCGTTAATAGTAATGTATTCTCTAGGAGGATTCATTCTTATGCCTTTTGGAGTTATTTCCATTGTAAATTCCCATGGGCATTTACTATTAATTAAATTAAATCCGACAATACCTAAATTAGGGTCAGATTTTAGAATATTAATAAACGGGGTAAAATCGTAGGGCTCGGTAAATTGAATAGAATCGGCTCCCATCAAAATGTAAGGTATATTTAGTTCTTTTGCTTTATTAATTAAAAAATTTCTAGCATAACTAAGCCCACAATCAAAAGGTAGTTGATAATACTGTAATTGAATTTGGGATTTAAAATAATCTATATTTATTTCTTTTTCATTATCACTATATCCCTGGTCTGCAATAAGAACTATACAATCTTTTGGCTGATTATCTACAATTGTTTGAAGAGTCTTATAAAGTAAAGAATCCCTTAAAAATGTAGTAATTAATATAGCTGTAGTGTATTTATTCATTTTTTATATTTCTTTTAATTTCTTCCCATGATTTTTTAGTATAATGGGTTAAGTATTTTATTAGAGGGCATGGTACTTTTACATCTAATTCATATATTTTCCAAGCTTTAGTTTCTCTTTTTGGGTCTATAATTATATCAAGAAAAGTAGAATATTTTATTAATTGATTAGTTATTATATTTTTATCTATAATAGAATTAACGCCTATTGTAAATTT